GGAAGAGCACGTTTGCTTCCAATGCCGCTGGATGATGCGGTTTGCTCTTTTCGACGAGACACCAACTTTGGGTTTCCCCGGTGCACCACTGATCATGAGGCTAATCTCCACTATTACTACATGGAATCATGTAGGATGGCCGAGATTGGTTTTCCTCTCGCCGATGCGTCGGACTATCCGTGCGTGGGAACGACACGGACTAAGGCGGCGGGGTTTCATCAGGTAGGTAAAGACCGAGCGCTGTCCATGTATTGCCGTGCAGTGATGAATCATGAGAAGCGAGTTCAGGCCCCTTTATTTAGGGTGCTCAAAGAACTTGATCAATTCCCAGCCTGGCGTAAAAGAAACGCCAAGGGGGAATCTCATGTTGATGTCGCTGTTACACGTGTGTTGGACAGTGCGCCAGGAGAGGTTTTGTCTGTTGACTTTACCTCATTCGACGTGACTGTGCCATTTTATGTGCTGAATCGTGTATTCAGCATTGTGGCATCCTGGTTTTCAGGGGAGTCCAAATTTCTCATTCGCTTCTTAGCTGAAGCGTTTATGAGATCGGGAATCTACTTGCCAAGTGGGTACCTTCATGGTACCGACAGGACGGGTGGGATCCCATCGGGTTCGGGGTTAACGAACCTGATCGGCAGCTTAGTCAACTTATGGGTGTTCCATTATGCTGTATTTCGAGATAATCGGAATGCTCGGGTGGAACATTCCCTGGTAAACGGGGACGATGGGGTGTACACTTTTAGTGGTGTATCTTCCATTAAGAAGTTGTCTGAGATTCTGTTCGATGAGTTGGGTATGCTCGTCAAGATGGATCCAGCAAAGAACCTTATTTCAGGGAAACATGTGAAGTTCTTACAGATGGAACATCACGTGGATTACCGTGTAGAGGGTTTGATGGTGGGTATTAGGCCGGTTATGCGTACGCTTATCAGTATGACTGGTATGGAACGGCGCGTTCCGGTTAAACGTCTTGGGCTGCGTGATGAACCTCCAACGCGTTGGAGTGGTATCTTCAACACCTTTCGTTGGATACAGCAGATGGAAGCTAACTCAAACCATCCTAAGTTTGAGGAGTTTGTGCTGTGGTATTGGGACAAGGACGAGAAGATCGCAGAAGCCCTTGATGCTATCATCAGGGGTGATGCTGTGGTCGAGATCGCTTGTGCCATGCTCTCCGTTGAGGATGGTGAAGGGGGTGAAATCCTTTCACTTAAGAGTTTTCGACGTTCGAAGATCGTGAGAAAGCTGTGTGAGTTGTGCGGTACTCAAGTTCCTTAGGGTGCTGCTTGTGAAAGTCGCACTTCACGTTGTTACTTTAGGGGGGATTCCCCTAAAGGTTGGTTCCTCTGGTTAGGGTCGGTATTTCGACCCGTTTTATTGGGTGGTGTTTTATGGCACGAAGTCGTGCTGCTCGTAGACGTGCTCGTAACATGAACGAGGTCATCCCGTATGCTCGGATGCGTCCGAACGTTACCGATTGGAAAATCGGTGGTTCGGCCACTGATAATACGGGGGCGGTGATCGGTGGTGCGGCTCCTACGGTGCCGTCTACCTGGAATTTGGTTGTCAATGATTACGCCCTTGCTTCCGGCGTTCCTGTTACCTATCAGGCCGTCGTTCTGATTGCAGCGCCGAACACGTCGACGCCGC